AGCTTTCTCAACGTCACGTCCATTTCGCAGCGTGAGCTACGCAGAACCCAACTCAAAGCCGTGTAGTAATTTCCTGTGTCGTTGTCGTAAAACCGCGCAAAAGGTTTGCTGGGCAAGGCGCTGGCTCCACGCAAGACTATGCTGCCACGCTCAAGCAGTCGAGATTTGTAGTGAGCTGCTAAAGTTTCCTCAACGGACATGACGTTGATGTTGCGCTCAGTAGCGTCAGCTTGGTTGACCCAATTATCGCTTGCCTCCCAAGTAGAAGCTCCTGTTTGTACTTCAATGCCACCCATAGCGGCTGGCAAATCTCCTATGTGCGTCGTGCCCTGATCAATGTCACCACGTCCGTAGGTACTCGATGCGACGTAATCAAAATTAGGCAACGCTGCAAGGCCATTGGTGTTGTAAAAGGCAACGAGGCAGCTCAGGAACTTTTTTGTGGCATTTAATCCGTAAGGCGTGCTTGCATCACCGTACGAATCGTAAACAAGAATGGCAGCATTGAACTGCAGCTCGTCTTGCTCTGTGGCTGGAGGTGGAATGTTTATGCTGAATGGCAGGTACCTAGCCCCTGCCTCGTTCAAATCGTAGTACCAGGCATCGTTATCTGCAGGGTGGTAATGGTAATAACCTGCCGTGCTTTGATAACCGACGTTCTCCTCATTTAGGGGTGCGTAGTCAAAGGTGCCTGCATCGAAGTATTGGCTGTCAATTCTTCCAGCGGGATTAGGTACTAACTCGTTGGTATAGTATGTAGCAGTCGCTCCTGACAGAAACTTCATTTGAATGCGCAACACGAACCGCCCACAGCGATCGCTAAGAGTTACTGCGCTGGAGGTATTAGAGATGTACACATTCCCTGCAATCGTATACCCTGAGCCATCAGGCAAAGTATCTGCGCCAAGAATGACAATATCTGAGACTGTTTCCGTGACGATGTTGTTGACGTTGTAAGCCGCAAGAAATATTGACCCGTTATTCGTGTCTCGCTTCATTCTCACCTCATTGATTTGTGGGGTGAAAGTTTGAGACCACTCACGACCTTTCTGCCTAACGTTGCCTGCGCTGTCAATTTGGAAACTGTAATTGCTGCTGACAGTGCTAGCAAGAATCGTATAATCACCTTTGCGTCTTACATATCCAGCAATGCTTTGATCTGACAAATGAACAGGAATAAACCGCCAAGCCAACTCATAACTGTACAACCTCCATTGATACGTAAGGCAAATTGATTGCAACAAATCGTAAGTGCTGATGTATTCTGTTTCGTCCTGGTTGTTTGTATCTGACCACGCCAGAGCGTTTAGTCTGTTGCGAAATGGTTGTCCATAAGATGAGCCAGCTGGATGCGCTACGCTGCCGTATAAAAAATCATCTGTGCTGTACACATCATCGGCACCATACAGCATCAAATCTGTAGGGGCAGTGATTGAGTCATAGTAACTCCATAGCACCCATTTTTGGATGATCTCATCCATCAACGTGGTAAACACAGTGTAATATCCTGTGTAGGCTGTACCTGAATCGTTGAAGGGTACGTTTTTAAGCAGCGACAGGCCGTCAGTCGCTGTAATCATCATAGTTCTTTCCTCGCTTCCTTCGCTCGTCGTTACCTCATCAATGAGAATTGAGCCAAGCCAAATGACACTACCTCCTCGCCTCAGCTCAAAAATCCAATCGCCATCCTGAGCGTCCTGCAAGTTTGTAATCAGTGTGTCCAGCTCGGTGTTTAGCGATGTTGGCCAAATTGTTTCTACCGTACAACGTGAATGCACAATACCAGGTAGAACGATTGAATCGTCTTCTGCCTCGTAGGTAAGGACAGCACCGTCGGGACCGACGTGGAATTCATCTGCAGTGTCGGTGCCTGTTACGTTATGAATGATGCGTACTTCATAACTCTCGCTGTTTAGGCTCTCGTAAAGTCCTCTGACGTAGATGTAGCTCATGCGTAACGGTTGCGGCTGGTGCCTGTGCGTGAGTTGCTGAGATAAATATCGTTCCCGCTGATGCGCCCAAACACCTCGACCTGATTGCCTCCCATCATGTCTCTCAATTTACTCAATGGCGCGACAACCTCGGGATCAATGCGAGCATTTCTGTTGTCGCCAATCAGCGCGGTTGTAGGTCCGTAGGCAAGGCCGCCTTCCGCCAAGGCAGGAATGGCCACGCGGTTGATGATGCCCATACCTGCCGCAATCAAACCGGCCATGACAATAGGGTATGCCGGTCCTGTTCCCGCTGCGCCCTCTGCTGAGTTCTGCAGAATCTTTGCTTTGGTCTGTGCCAGGTAAGCAACCAACACTTCACGCGCTACCATTATGATAGCTTGGCCAAAATGCATGGCCTCCTGTGCTGCTTGTCCAAAGGCGTTGGCAATATTGTCTCCCATGTTGTTAGCAGCGTCGGCTACCTTGATGGTTTGAACCTCTACGTTTTCCAACATGCTAAAAAATTCGCCCATTGTCTGACGTCCCTTGTAACCAGCTGCGTCGAAGTTTGTGATGGCGTGAGTTGCTTCTTCAATATATCCTCCAAGGGACTTGTATGCGCTGCCTCCTGTTTCGACAGCTTCATTGTTAACTACCTGTTGCGTAGTCAAAGCCGCCATTTCATTTTGCAATTCAATAACCTTGTCAACTGCGCCATTAACTTGAGTAGTATAAACAGACGTGTTGCGCTTTACTCCCAGCAAGGCGTCGCCCTGTCGTAGTATTTCCTTTTGGTTGTCAGTTAGAGTGGCGTTGAATGCTTTTGTAGCTCTAATGCTTGCATTGATGGCAGGAAACGAGCCGCCCTTAAAACCTTTAGTAGCTGTTTCTTGAGCGTCTGCAATTTGCTGCTGCAAATCAATGTAGGCTGTAAGCAATTCAATCGTAGCTGCTTTTTCAGCTCGCTTCTGTTTACGGCTTTCCTCGTCTAATTCTTTGAACGAATCGCGCAGCTCTTCAATACTTGTGCGCGCTTCTACAGCGTCAGACTTCATAGCCTTTAACGCAACACCAATAGCAGTAATAACGCCAGCAGCTGCAAGAATCGGATTCGCAGCAAGAGCCGTTGCCAGCAGTCCTAATTGTGTGATGATCTGAGGAAGAAAGAACAGAATAGGACCAAACGCAGCAGCCAAACCTCCCAACGCTACGATGGCTCGCTTGACGCCTTCATCTAATCCTTGGAAGCCTTCAATGATGCTCATCACGCGTTTAATAAATGGCTGTAGGTTTTGCGTGATAATCTTGCCAAACTCCTCGCCTAGGTCTCCAATGGCATTGCGCAGTTGAGTGATACCACCGTCGGCTTTTGCTGCAGCTTCAGCACTTCCTCCGTACTGCTTTTCCAGCTCGTCAAGAATAATGCCTTGAGCCTTGGCCAACTCGCCTGTTTCTGCCAAGGTTTTGATAAGCTCCTTTTGTTCCTGGCTGAACTGGATGCCTGATCGTGACAACGCTGAAAGGTTGGCAATGGGGTCGTTCAATGCCTTGCCCAACTGGATGCTTGCGCTTTTAAGGTCGCCATCCAAACGCGTGGCAAGGTCAAGCGCTGCTTTCTGCGTGCGGTCAAACTCCTTGCCTGTGATGTTCGTAAATGTCAGCAGTTGCGCTGTTGCGTTTTGCAGGATATCCTCGTCGCCAAATAGCGTATTCTTTTGCAGGTCTGATGCTAGGTCTTGCAACTCTCTTAAGGTCTTGCCTGCTACGTTTCCAGTAGACTTCAGACCCTGCTCAACCTGTGCAACAGCTTTGGCCTGATCGCGGAACGCCTGAACGCTGAGAGCAGCCATACCTGCCAGCGGCAATGTCAAGCTAGTCGTAATGGATTGCCCCAGCTTTTGCACATTACCTGCCATGCTGCGCATGTTGCGTTGTACGCGTCCAAGCGACTTGTTTAGGTCGCGTGTATCTGCTCCTATTCGGACTACGAGATCGCCTAGTTTAGCCATTGTGCTTTTGTGCTAGCGCCTTGAGCTGAGCGAACCCATCCCCTGGCTTTTTCTTTTTTGATTGTTCCCAAGGAAAGACGGCCAAGTCTTTTGCTTTGATGCTTGACCCTTTCTTTGTGTGGACATTAAGCAACAACGCGGTCTGCCATCGCACGCGTTCCCAGTTGCTCCTGTCGAGAAGCTCCTCGGATTTGTAACGACCGCGAACCGCGTTGCTAAACTCCCTGAACGTAAAGTCGTAGAGGGTTGATGGGGTCAGGCCCAGTAGACCCAACCCCAACTCCTCTATTTCATCCCATTCAAGTGGCTTTTCGTCTCGGTCTCCTGCTCCGTTTTTTTTTGCGGAGCCATGGATTCCTCAATGACTTGCATCACGGCTGGCAGATCAACGACGTCAATCAACCCTAGAAAATCGTCGACCTCCATCTCAAACTTCATCCCTTGCTTACGGCATCCCTCCTCAACAAAGTAGTACAACAACTCAGGCATCATGGTGACGTCCTCGCTGTCGATGCCTGCAACCTTGTTGCCTGTAGCTCGTTCAAAGTTTCTCCAGGCACGCATATTGGCGCGCACAGGAAAGGTCTGATTGTCTAGGGTGATATTCATGTATTACGTATGTGCTTGGTAAGTGATGTCGCTGACACACTCCAAAGTACAAGTATAAGACGTGTTGTCCTCTGTGCCTGCGCTCAACTCCAAAGAGGTGATGTAAGCGTCAAAGACAATCTCCATGTCACCAACAACCTCAGTTGGGCTAGGACTAGCATCCCAATCAATAGACGCAATTTTCACGCTCTGCTTGGTGCCAGTCAAAAAGTCAGCCATCAGCTCGTCAAAGCCGTTAGTGGCGTCGTTCGCGTAGTACGCCGTGAAGTTGACGCTGAGAGACTTCAAGCCTGGAAGGATGGCGCGGTAGCCTCCGTTGTTTTTGGTGGTAGTATCTCGCGTGTCAGTTGAGATAGAAACGCTCAAGTCAGTCACGTTGTCTGCGATGACAGGCGTCGTGCCGTCAAACATGACTGTATACTGTGAGCCGTTAATGATGCCTGTAGTAGCCATTGTTATTCGTTTTTAGGGGTTTTTTTGCGGTCTGAAATGATGAGGTTGATGAGTACATCAATGTACCCAAATACCTGATTGTCACGCTCCGAAGGCGTCAAATTGACGATTACCTTCAAAAGCGCGAGACAGGCGAGCGTGAGTTCGCCCCAGTTTTCGGTGATAAATACCAGTGGATCCATTATCGTTTGATTCTAATTGTATAGTCCTGAATTGATACGTACGTATTACGGTCCGCACTGACCTCCGTCACCTCATTGGTATAGTGAATAGACTGCACTACAACCGTACCCTGTGCCACGCTGACGGTGGAACTCTTACGATCTAGTGCAGCACGTACTTTGTCGGCCAAGTCATTGGCATTGTGGTAGGAGTTGCCTACGCTGAATATCTCAACCTGCGCCTCGTCGATAGGCGTCCCGTCCTTGGCGTCGCTGGGCGTATTGCTCACCACGCTGTAAACAAGGTAGGGCATAGCCGTTCCTTCAGGTGCGAGTTCTGGATATACCTTGCTCCCTACCAAAGTGCTGACAGCACTGTCGCCTGTCAGAAGGCTGTTGAGTGCGAGTCCTACCTTCATCGCATGTAACGTTGAAACTCCTGTTGGAGGAGTCGGTTGCGTAGCTTCTTCATGCGTCCTGATGTCGCCTTTTTGGTGCGCTCAAATACGCCCTTGCTGCGTGATGGACCAAAGCCTGAGCCGTTCTCTACGATGGAAGCAAACCAGCCATCAGAGCGGTTGGTCTTTTTACTTGCTCCACGTCGTCCTGTCGTCTTTGGACCTGCCAACGTGATGGCTTTATTTCTACGACGGAAAGTTTTGATACTGCGTCGCAGCGTTCCGGGCTTAATGGTTTGATACAGCTCTGAACTGCGATAGACCTTGACGTCAACAGGACTGTCTTTGATGTTAGCGCGCAGGGCGATGTTGTACACCTCAGCAACGCGCTCATCAATGGCACGCAGCTTTAGCGCATCCTTTTCGCTCCATTGAGCTAGGCGCTGAATCTTGCGCTCTAACTCCTTCATTCCGTCGACGCGTACAGCCATCACTCTGAGATTACGCGTTCAGAGATGAAGTGAAGCTCGGCTTTACGTCCTACCTCTTGGATGGCCAAGATGTTGTAGACATCGCTGCCGTAGCGGATGGTGTACTTGGGCGTGACAAGACGAGTAGTAGACGAGCTGCGCACACGCCAAATTACTACGTTGCGCGTCGTCTCCTGCTCTTGGATCACGCTGTTGTTGGCCGACTTGTTGTCGAAAGCCGCCCATACAGTTGCGACATTTACCCCGCCGCCAATAGGGGCGCCGTAAGAGTCGACAGCAGTAAGCGGAGCCACCAGCGTAATTCTTCTATCCAAGTACCCGATGTTCATTGTCTCAAGTCAATGATGCGTTCTGAGTTCAAAATAGC